TTGGAATAGCAATTACTATCAAGGAGATGTATTATATTCAGAAACAGCAGGAGGAACAATTACATTTGGTCAATTATGTTATAGAACACAAAACGAAACTTGGGAATTAGCTGATGCAACAGCTGCAAACTCCGCAGCAGCATTTAATATGTTAGGCATTTGCGTTAAATCTTCAACTTCAACTAATCCAACTTCCATACTAATTAATGGGTTTGTTGAAACTGCTACATACGCACCTATTGTAAAATCTGGAGAACCTTTATATATGGCAACAACTGCTGGTAGTATGACTAAGACAGCACCAACAACAGTTGGAAATGCTGTTAGATTAATAGGACATACTTTTTGGGACTCTAATACAAATTCAAAAATAATAATACGTTTCAATCCTGAAAATTCTTGGATAGAATTATAACATATAGTTTATGAAAATTAAAGGAGTAGTTACTACATCTATTACTAAAATTAATGGAGTCTCTATAGCATCTATAGCAAAAGTAGCTGGAGTAACAATACCTGCAGCAGCTTCCTTTACTTCAGCAACTGGTGGAACAGTAACAACTTCCGGTAATTATAAAATACACACATTTACATCAGTAGGATCTACTAACTTTGTAGTTAGCAATATAGGTACCGCTCCAGATAACACTTTTCAAGTATTAGTAGTTGCAGGTGGAGGTGGAGGAGCAGGACAATATATTGGTGGAGGCGGTGGTGGAGGCGGTGTTATAGAAAGCTCAAGTTACTCTTTATCAAGTGGTGCAACAACGTATGCTGTAGTAGTTGGTGGTGGAGGAGCAGGAGTATACAATTACTATCAAACTGGTGGTAGTGGCACTAATACCACTTTTGATGGACAAGTAGCTGTAGGTGGTGGAGGTGGTGGAGCACATTACGCAGCACCACTATCTGGTGGATCAGGTGGAGGTGGAGGAGGTGTTACAGGTAATGGTTCTTCAATTGCTGGAGCATCTGGTGTAGCTGGACAAGGTACTTCAGGTGGTTCAGGAACAGGAGAATTATATGTTGGTAACTATGGAGCAGGTGGCGGTGGTGGAGCTGGATCAAATGGTGGAAGTGGTTATCAAGATAGAGGAGGAAATGTAATTGGGGGTAATGGTGGTGCAGGAGCTTTATCTTCTATTAATGGAAATTATTATGCTGGTGGAGGAGGTGGTTCAACTTATACAGGTGGTACTGAAGGAAATGGAGGATATGGTGGAGGAGGAGCTGGAGCTACTGGAGGTTCAGGAACTAATGGAGTAGATGGTACTGCTAACACTGGTGGTGGTGGTGGTGGATATGGAGAAGCAGGTAATAGTTTACGTGGAGGTAATGGAGGTTCAGGAATAGTAATAATAAAATATAAGTTTCAATAAACATTTTCGGCCAATTACAGCATATTTATAATAAACAATATCAATAATACAAGTTATGGAAAACAAACAATTTAGTGTAGAAGAACTCGAGCAGATCAAAAAACTGCAAGAAAAATACAATGCAATAGGTATTCAACTCGTGCAACTCAAACTTACTCGCAAAAATGCTGAGGTTTATTTAAAAACTCTAGTAGAACAAGAATTAGAACTAGAGAACCAGATAATGGAAACAAACGTAGAAGAAAAAAAGTTAGCTGAGGAATTTGATACCAAATATGGAGCAGGATCATTAGATCTTGAATCTGGAGTTTTTACACCAAATAAATAATTATTTTAAGGTTTTCAAGGTATATTGTTATATTTATATATAAATTAACAAACTAAACTACAACAATGGCCGAGAGAATAGTATCACCAGGTGTCTTCACTAACGAAAAAGATTTATCATTCCTTCCAGCAGGAATCGCAGCAATAGGAGCTGCAATCATTGGTCCATCATTAAAAGGACCAGCTTTTGTACCAACCGTAATCAATAACTTCAATGATTTTATTGCTAAATTTGGTGGTCTAAGCGAAGAAACATATCTACCATATGCTATACAAAGCTACTTAAAAAGTGCTGGTACAGTTACTGTAGTACGTGTTTTGCAAGAAGGTGGATACAATGCAAATTCATTTCACATTATTGCAACTACTGGATCTGTAAGTAAATTAATTGGTGTTATTATGCCAACTACTACAGTAGGAAGTTCAACTGGAAAAGGCTTTGAAAAAAGTTCGTGGGCAGTTCCAAGTGGTAGTGGTAGTATTACAGGATCTTTTGGAATTACTTTATCTGGTTCTGGAGTAACAGCTCAGAATATTACAGCTTCTGCAAATCCAACTAGTGTAGATTCTTTTACAAACGTATTAGGTACTTCAGTAAGAGGATCTAAAAAAGGATACATGTATACTTACTTTTCTGAATATGCTACAACATTGTTAACCTTATCAGGTTCTTCAATTAGCTTTGTATCAGCATCAGCAAATGCTTTAGTAAACTTATCTGGTTCAGCTGGTGCATATAACAAAGGAAGTACTCCTTGGATTCAATCACAAATCATTGGTAGTGAAAAACTTAACTTATTTAAAATACACACTTTAACAGATGGTCTTGATGCAAATACTTCTTACAAGATTAGTATTGTAAACAATATTTTACCTGGATCTGATCCTGGATCTGATTACGGTTCATTTACTCTATTAGTTCGTGAATACACAGATACTGACCAAAGACCAGTAATACTAGAAAATTACTCAGGATTAAATTTAGATCCAGATTCATCTAACTATATTGCTCGTAGAATTGGAGATAAGTACAACACAGTAAGTAACTTAGGAGTAGTTAGCATTTATGGTGACTATAACAACGTATCTAAGTATATTAGAATTGAAACAGATGCAGCTATATCAACCAAGTCTGTATCAGCAAATGTTAAACCTTTTGGTTTTGCAGCAGTTGTGCAACCAGTATCATCAAGCTACTCAATGCCAACAGCATCTTTTGTAACTCAATTAACTCAAATTAATGGTGCTTACAGTAAAAAAGCATATTATGGTTGGAATTTTGACTCAATGGATAACGATAACTATCTAAAACCATTAGCAGCAGGAACTACAACTAATGGTAGTGGATTTAACTTAGATGAATCATTTGTACACGTAAGTGCATCAGCAACAAACACCAACACAATAATAGCAGCTGGAAAAAGTATTTCAGGTTCTACCTTTGTAGGATTAGATATAACTACTTTCTTAAAGTTTGTTATACCTTTCCAAGGAGGATTTGATGGAATGGATCCAGCAATTGCAAAAAATGTAGGTGCAGCAATCACAGCTGGGAATGTATTTGGTATGAATTGTACAAACGCTTCATCACCAGGTTCAGTAGCATACATTAAAGCATTAAATGTTTTAAGTAATGCTGATGAATATGATATGAATATGATTGTTACTCCAGGTATTACAGTTGCAAATCACTCATCAATTATCAATAAAGCAATTGAAGTTGCTGAAGATAGAGGTGATTGTTTTGTAGTAGCAGATCCAGTTATTCAAGGATACTCAGTAGATTCAGCTATATCAGCAATATCTGATAGTGGAATTGATTCCAACTATGTAGCTACATACTGGCCATGGGTTAAAATATTAGACACTGATAAAAACAAACCAGTTTGGGTTCCACCAAGTGTAGTTATACCACGTGTAATAGCTTATAATGACTCAGTAGCATACGAATGGTTTGCTCCAGCAGGTTTAAATCGTGGAGGTGTTAGTGAAGCAGTTGATATTGAATTAAAACTTAATCAAGCTAATCGTAATGATTTGTATGAAAATAAGATTAATGCAATTGCAACTTTTCCAAATCAAGGAGTTTGTATTTGGGGTCAAAAAACATTACAAGCTAAACCTTCTGCTTTAGATCGTATTAATGTAAGACGTTTAATGATCACTTTAAAGAAGTTTATTGCAAGTTCAAGTCGTTATTTAGTATTTGAAAACAATACAACTACAACTCGTCAAAGATTCTTAAACATTGTAACACCATATCTAGAAACAGTAAAGTCTCGTCAAGGTCTATATGCTTTCAGAGTAATCATGGATGAAACAAACAATACACCAGATGTGATTGATAGAAACATCATGTATGGTAAAATCTTTTTACAACCAGCAAAAGCAGCAGAATTTATTATATTAGACTTTAATATCTTACCAACTGGAGCAACTTTTACTAACGCATAATATTTAATATAAACAAACATGGCTAATTTAATAGAAAATAATCAAATCTTTTACACACCTTTCGAACCGAAAGTACAAAATAGGTTTATATTACAAATTGATGGTATTCCATCTTTTATTTGTAAAAAAGTATCTCGTCCAGCAATTGAGTGTGGTGAGGTAGTTTTAGAACATATCAACATTCAACGTAAGTTAAAAGGTAAATGTAAGTGGAGTGATATTACTTTAACATTATATGATCCAATTGTTCCATCAGGAGCTCAAGCAGTAATGGAGTGGGTTAGAACAGCTCACGAATCAGTAACTGGAAGAGATGGGTATGCAGATTTCTATAAAAAGAATTTTGATATCTTTGTACTTGGACCAGTAGGTGATAAAGTTGAAAACTGGAAGATTTGGGGTGCTTACATTAAGACTGCATCTTTTGGTGATATGGATTGGGCTACAGAGACAGCAGTTGAAATTAGCTTAACTATAGCTTACGATTACGCAGTATTAGAATACTAACAGCATAACGGATTAGGACCGTTACTAGCTACGGCTAAATATAAACCATTTCAAAGTGTCGCTACCGAGAAATGGTTTTTTTTGTGCAATAGTTGCATATCTTTTATATATTGTGTATATTTATAATAAACCACATTAAATAGTTTTAATATTATGAGCAAAGTTGTAAACGACAATTACCCAAGTAATCGTCAAATGTCAGACGAAGAAATCAAAGCCAAATTCTTAGCAGAATCAACAAACACAGGAGTAATGGAAACATTCCAAAAATTGGATGTTCCAACTGAAATCATTGATCTACCCAGTAGAGGATACTTCTATCCAGAAGGACATCCATTGTCAACTGGAAAGATTGAGATGAAGTATATGACTGCTAAAGAAGAAGATATTTTAGCATCACAAAACCTTATCAAGCAAGGTGTTGTAATAGATAAATTATTACAGTCGCTAATTGTTACTAAGATTAATTATAATGAATTACTAACTATGGACAAGAATGCAATCTTTGTTGCAGCTCGTATTCTAGGTTATGGCAAAGATTATGAAGTAGAAATTGAATGTCCAAAATGTAGTACAAAATCCAAACACAATATTGATTTACAAGAGTTTGGTGAAAAAGAAATTGATTGGACTAAGTATACAAAAGGTGAATGTAATGATAAATTTACATTACCACTTAGTAAAAAAGAACTAACACTTAAGTTTTTAACTCATGGTGATGAAAAAAAGATTGAAGATGATTCTAAAGCGGGTAAAAAGCTAACTAAGATTCTTGGATCTGATGCAGACTTAACAACTCGACTAAAAAACATAATCATAGCAGTTGATGGTGACAATAATCCAGCAGTCATTAATAAGACTGTAGATAGTATGTTATCAAGAGATTCGCTATCGTTACGTACACACATAAAAAACAACACACCAGACGTTGACACAACCTTCACATTTAGTTGTCCTAATTGTGATCATGAGCAAGAGAACATGGCCTTGCCCATTGGAGTGTCGTTTTTTTGGCCTGGGGTCTGATTATAGGCCCGTCCTGTACGACCAGATATTTGACCTTATGTATTATGGAAAAATGGGTTGGTCATGGACAGAATTGTATAACTTACCGGTGTATCT